AGCATCGTATTTTGTTCTATTATTTATATTGAACCTACTCCAATCATCTAGTGTTCTTTGGAAATACATATTTCCATATCCTTGTTCTAAAGCACCTACGTGATTTTCAATATAATATTCAATCGCCGCTGCGTGTGCTTGTTTAATGTCTTCACTAGTGTTGGGTATTCCACCTATTTCTCTTTCTGCTGGAGATAACTTATTAAATAACTTATCAGGTCTATTCATTGAAAAACCTCTGTAGCCTCTACGTTTAAAATAGTATAACAATCTAGGCTTGTTGTTTTCAGCAAGTATAGGCATACCATAAAATATACAAGCCATTAATACGTCTTCAAAAAATATTTCAGCTGTATCAGGTCTAGCTACATACTCTAAAAAAAACATATTAGATGGAGCTTCGTCCATTGTAAACTTTGTTAATCCATGAAGTGCTCCTTTAGAGCCCTTACCGTCAACAGTACCAGAAATATCATAACTATCACATCCGAAAGCTCCAATGTGTTCGTTAGCTGGATATTTGATTCCATTTTTTATTATTACGCTATTTTGTAAATTAACAGGTGGTATCCAAGAAATATTAAATCTACCTTTTTTATTTGGATAAAAAATAACTTGAGTATCTTTTATACCATTTGTCCATTGAAAATTACCAGTAGTAACACCTACCTTGTGGTTCATTTCTTCATTATAATCTATTTGCTGATATATTTTATTCAGATTAAATAAACTATCTTTTGTTTCATCTCTGAAAGCGTGTTTTTCAGTTCTTGGAAATTGTCTGTAATATTCATTTAAAGCATCTTGATCATGCTTTAAACCTTCGACTTCGTTTTCCCAGTGTTCGATAACTCCTGTCGTAATTGTCGAACCATCGATACTTTTGATTGGACTTGATCCTCCAACGAAGATAGGTAGTCCATGAGTATCCATGAATCCTTCGTAGTTCCACTCCATAGGTATGAACAAGCTATAGAGTCCAGAAGCTGTTTGTCCGTTTTTATTTCTTTTAGTAACGTCTGAATTGCTGTATAGTTTTTTAAAATTTTCTCCACCTTTATCTAAAGCATTTGAAGTTGAGCCCATCATACACTTACCTACGACTCTAGATCCTAGTCTTAATGTAGTTTTTGTAACTCTCCAGTTGTTTAATATATTATCAGGTCTCTCCCATTTACCACTCTCATCATGAGCTAGTATTTTTAGCTTTTCACCATCATAAGAGTTATCACCTGTATTTTTCCAGTCAATAGTTGTATCAAGTCCGTCTAGCTCTCTTAGTTGTTCATTACTCTCAAGTTTTCTTCTAGTAAGTTTTGATGCCGGAACACGATACGCCAACTCCGTTTTTGGCCTGTCCATACCATCTTGAATTGGTTTAAAAAAGAAAGGGTAGTTAACTGATATAGGTACAACTTTATCGGTAAACATTTTTTTTGCATCTGCACCAGACTTTGAAAGTATACCGAATCTAGAGTCGGAAGATATTGTAGCTTGGTTAACAAGTTCTGCTGACGACATAAAAGAGAATCCAGATCGTCTGTTTTTAAGATAACAAATCCCGTATGATCTGTGATCTGCCTTGCATGCTTCCCAAAATATAAAGAATAATCTATTTGACTCTCTATATTCCGGTGATCCAATATCGATTTTTGACCATTGCAAGTACATGTAATGAGTACCAGTAACGTAAGTAACCAAGCCGTTATTGTAAAACCAATAACCATTTTCTCGCCTTTTGAATTCTTCGTCGATATAGTCATACCATTTTTCTTTAAAATCTAATGGGTATTCCTCCCAGTCAAACCTGCTTTTAATTCTGCTTAATTCTTTTGGGTAATCTTGTTTTTCCCAATATTGCTCTGCTTTTTTTTCGCTTCGTTTAAACGGTTCATCTGCTGCTGGTAAAGCAATCCTGAGATTTTGTATTTCAATGATTTGTCCAATTTTTCCAGTTTTGCTTATTACTATAAAATCGTATTCTACGTTGTAACCATATTCCCATTTTTTAAATCTATTGTTTTTAGATAATATTTTTGGGTTTACAATATCTTTTAATTCTTTCCAAAGAGTTTGTTCGTAACTCACTTGCTTCTCCCTTCCGCAAACTTAAGTACTCTTTTCTCTTTAACTTGTTTTGGCTTATCGTTAATTCTTTCTTCTTCTTCTTCTATACGTTGTAGTATTTCAAAAGCGTCCATTATACAAAGCTTTTTTGTAGCTGCCGCGTTCTTAAGCCTGTCAGTAGATACATCATCTTCAGTGTGCGTGATTATTTTTTCTTTAGCAACTTTAATTAGCTCATCAACTGCCTTTCGCCCAGCTTGGATTATATTCTTTCTCGTTTCCTTCGTACTCATGAGTTAATGCTATATCATTTGATTTCATACAATATAAACGTTCATCCTTAATAATAAACTCAAATTCAGAGTTTGGTGTAAACGTTATAAGTGTCCCAGGTGTTATTCCTAAGGCTTCTAAAGAACTATTACTATATTTTACTATACCAACGTTAGGTTGTTCTTTTTCGTTGTCTAATATGTTTTTATTTTTTACAGGCTTTATAAAACAATAATTTAAATGTGACTTTAAATTGTACATATAAATTTGATCAGGTGATACAAAGTATAAGTTGTCTTTAAAAAAAGTTGAACTATTACGCTCTTTACCTTTTTGATCGTACCATCTACGCATTATATTGTGATGTATATAAACTTCATCACCAACTTTTACTTTTGTATTGTAAGCAGCTGGAGTTGAAACTACAACTGCTTTTTTACTTACAAAGATATGACTTTCTATATTAGAATTAATAATTAACTCTTTATCACCAATTAACTTAGTGTTTTCATATCTTTTATCTAATGGTTTAACAATAAAGTGGTATAAACTATTCATTAGTACTTTAAATCATATTCAACAGAAATAGCCATATTACTATTGAATTTTTTCCAAGGCAAAATTTCTTTTGACTTACTTATAAATATGTTGTATGAATTATCTTTATCGTCAAATAATATATTAGATATTGTGTGACCACCATATACTTCTTGGTCTAAAGAATAATGCATTGCATCATTTTTATAATCAGAACCAATACTAATCTTTCTTATTACCGACATCTTTATTTCTTTTCCAATCACCAGTAGATAGATCTATATCTACATGGCCATATTTTTCTTGAAGTTCTTTTTTAGTTGCATCTATTGTAGCGTTAGCATCGCCTAAATGGTGTAACAAAGAATGCTTCTTTGACTCTTGGTAACCTATTTCTACTAAAATATTATTTACTTTTTGCTGTTGCTCTTGAATAGTTTTTAGTTCTTCTTTAGTAACCTTACCAAGAGGCCTATTTTTTATATTTGCCATTTTATTTAATTTAATTTAATTGTTGTTGGTTTTTTTAATATATAGCTACGCAATCTGTACCAACTTTTAATTTAGTAGCTAACATAGGTGTTTTATCACCTACAACTGTTCCTGGTTGCACGTTTTTAAATATAACGTCATTACCAGCTTCTGTTGTAATAGTAATATCTTGAGCTGTGGATTTACCGTTATATATTACAACGCCTCTTTCTCCTGTGTTTGCTATTGCTCCTGTTCCAGCTGTCAAAGCTACAGCGTCATGACCAAACACTCTTGGTTGAGCCATCATATTTCCTTCTAAACCTCTCATGTTTATTTATTTATTTTTGTTATTTTTTCAGCACCACGACTTCCGAAGTATGCTACGTAAACTGTTACCAGCAATGTTTTTAATAAGTTTATCCAAGCTTCATCTACATCAAATTGTAAATGAAAAGAATCTACAGCCATCATAAAAACAGCTGACGCAGTTAAAAATATTAAAGCTAAAGGTCTAGTGTTTTTACTTAACCAAGAGTCTGACTTCATATCAGATCTCCATCTGCTAGATACTTCTTTCATTTCAGCTATATCTTGATCTATAAGCTTCATAGCTTGTTCTTTATCAACTGCCTTGATCTTATTATCACTTGTTATAAGATTTTTTACTATACCAAGGGTTCCTTTATCAGGCAGCACATCTCCAAGAGCATTTAAAACTTTAGGAGCTTTGCTAGCTAGAAAAGCCCCTATTTTAGTTTCTTTTAAAGATTTTTTCATGATTTTGCTTCAAAATTACCTGCCATTTTACCTTTAGTAACTTGATCAGTCATTGATTGATTAGCTGCTCCTGATGAATCTATTTCATCAAGTTCTTTTCTGTTTACAAAACCTTCACTCTTAGTGAATGCTTTTCTTCTAAACGTCTCTGCATCTATTACTCTATGAAGTTTACCGGCGGTATCCATGTCGTTGTTAAAT